AAATCCCAACGAAAGTTCCTCTGTGCCTATATCTGTCAGCAAGCCTTTAAGCTCGTTGTAAGGCATTGAAAAGCGCTGTGAAAGGTAGCGAAGAGATGCGCCTAATTCACCGTCGGGTCCGCCGTATTGCTGTTTGTTATTATTCTATAATTTTTTTAAAAAAAATAAAAAAAGCACTTGACATTGTCCTGTTATCGTGGTATTATATAAGAGAACTAAGGGGAACACCCCCAAAAAAAGAAAGGAAAAAATTATGAAAATCACAAAAAATGAAATTAAAAAGGTATTAAAGGAAATTAGAACATCGGATGTACAACACGCCGCATACGGCAATGGCGAACCTTGTACATTCCAGCGAATCATAAAAGAAAACGCAGAATTCACGCTTGTTGACGATAAACTCTATGTCGGAACAATAGGAGCAACAGTTACAAGAATTAAAGAGGGCAGACGAGAGGACAGCCTTGTTATCGACGGAAAAAAAGCGAAATTCGCTAACTTAATTGCCAATAATATTGAGGACGACGAAATATTCTTTACTTTTGGAAAGCCTTTCGTTATTGATTAAAGGAGTAAAATATGAAGACAATAAAAGAAAACGGCTTAAACAAATTAAGCGGATATGACGAATTAAAAAAAGGTGAACAATTCATATATGTGGTGGGCTCAATTGAATTTTTCGCTATTAAGGTAAGTGACGAATATGCTGTATTCATTAACAATGATGGACGCTTTATTTGTGCAAAGGCATTCAAGAACTGCTTATCAATAGGCTCTGGCTATCTTGTTGAATATCGAACATTCAAAGAAGCCGTTACAGCTTGCAATAATGATATAGTGGAAGCAGAAGAGTCGGCATATTATGGCAGGTCTTACGCTCGGCATAAGATGACGGTAACTGATTATGCGAAGAAGCATAATGTAGACGCTTCGACTGTTCGGCATAAAATAAAGCGAGGGTTAATTCCCGCAATTAAAATTGGAAAGATGTGGCTTATTGATGAAGATGAACCTTGGGTCGATAACAGATTCAAAAACAGGGAGAGCAAATAGCTCTCCCCTTTTTATGTTTATTTTTTTACCTCAACATATTTTTTGTTAAGACTGATAAAACCGATGCCACTTTTAAGTTTGCCCCAGCTGCCGGGCTGTCCGACAGGCTTACCCTCGGTCTTGGTAATGGTATATGTGCCGTGGTCTCTTATCTGACCGACAACCTTATACTGAGTACCGGGACCGCTTCGGATATTAAGGTCATCGTCCTTAACTCTCACGAGAAAGCTACCACTCGGCACTGCTGCTGAGCTTGCTGATGTAGCAGGCTTTGTTATTGTTGCCTCTTCTTTGTATGCAACGCCAAGCCAAGCGCATATTGTCTTTGCTTCCGCTTCGGCAAGTTTTTTAAGGTTGCTGTCTATAATAAGAAACGCTGCATCGTGATGCGAAGTATGGAAACCGTGTTCAATTAAGAAAGCTGTCTTGCAGCCTGAGTCAACAGCACCCTTAATTACGCTGTAATAATCCCAATTGCCTGACCCTCTGCGTGTCCTTGCTCCTCTGTTGTCCGTATGCATAACCTGTGCAACCGTATTACAGAGATTAGCGGCGAGTGCCTTGCTGTTCTCATTGAATATCGAATAGTAACACTCAACGCCGATTATTTTGTCGTTAACAGAGCTTGCGACAGCGTTTGAGTGTAAGCTGATGAATAAATCGGCTTTGTTTTTTCCGGCGGTTGCTCCTCTTGTTGTGAGTCCCGGGTTTGCTTCAAGGCTTGTCTTTGTCATTACGACTTTTACTCCGCAGCGTTCAAGGGCAGGCTTAAGGTAATTAGCAAGCTTCCACATCTGATTGCCTTCATAATAACCTTTTGCTGCAGGGTACGGATTGTAACCCTTATAATGACCTGCATCTAAGCATACTGTCTTATTCATTGACTTCACCTTCTTCGTTGTCGTCAATTCTGCGTACATCTTCAGCTGTACCGTATGTAAGAGCTCTTGCACTGTCGCTTAAACCTACGGTTGTAGGGTCTGTGAGAATACCTATTCCAGAAAGGAATTTAATAGCAATGTCCGCAAAGCTCAGAACAACGCTTTCCGATACAGCAGGTACAATGTCAAGCATATCCAGAACATTGTAAACAAAGCTGATTACGAGCGCTATCATTGACGCAACAAACACTTTGTTTTTAAGTCTTTCTTTCCAGTTAATTTTCATTTTTTTACCTCCTTATAGTTAAAATCCCATTTGCTTAATCACATAACCTATGATTGCAGCAACAATAACAAGCAATGCTTTTTCTACAATTGAATCCCAGCGTTTACCGGGCTTTGCTGTCAGAGATTTAACATCTCCCTTTATTTCCTTAACATCACTTTCAATTGTATCTTGTCGCTGAGCTATCAGTGCTACGCTTTGGGTGAGTTTTTCATTTTCGGCAAGTCGCTCTTCCACTTCGTTGAGACGATGAGAGTTTGATTTCGAGCGACTGTCAATTTCTGTAACCTTTACGGTTAATTCTTCGTTATTCATCATTCCACCTCCGGAATATCTTCATAAAAGCGAGCTTGCGCCTCCGTAAAAGAACTAAGGAAAAAGCATCCTGCCCAAATTGGAAGCATGTTGTTGCTAATGCTCATTTTCATTAAACTTCTTATTGCGGAAATATATTCTGAAACTGTTTTTTCGTAAAGTTCGTAAACAGTACCATTGTCGTTAGTGAATGTTCCTGTCGCACCTTGATTTATACCGTTAAGGTCGTTGATGGCAAAATCAAATATAACGGCTGATGCGTTATCCTTATGAGCAAAATCATAAAATCTGCCCTTGCCCCAGAGTGCAGTCATTCCACCAACTGAACGATTGTGAAAGGATGTCTCGTAGCCTACATCTTTGTTAATCATTCTTTGTAATTCTGTGCCTGTAGCTCCTTGTTCGTTAGCGCCCCAGCTGTCGCAAATCATCGTTACTGATGAGCCGTAGGGTATTAAAGTGTTATTGTGTTCATATTCATTAACATAAAATGTTAGGTTGCCTATTGAAAGGTTATCTGTATTACTACGAACACCGTTGGGGTAATATATTTTTATTTTTGCTTTTTGATTATGTGCAGCAAAATCAAAACAAATTCTTTCAACTGTGTTTGTCGTCTTTGTGATTGTCTGTGAGAGTATACCGTCAAGATACCACTCTATTATTAAAGGATAATTTTCATCTTTCGGCACTGAATAACCGTAACTGCCTGCGCTTCTATATCCGTTGCCGATAAACCCTTCAAAATAACCGTCCTGACCCTTTAAATCCACTTCCCACTCAATTCCGACCTCTTCAACAGCTGAATCAGACGAAGCTGCAAGCATTAAATCATAAAGTGTTTGGGATAAAAAAGGAAAGCTGCTATCTGCTTTGCCTATGCCTACACGCTTATTGTTGTAAGCTGTTCCGATTATGCTGAACGGCGGGGTTGGTTTTGTCGGTACCGTCTCGTTAACAGGTAAATATCTGTACATATAAGCGGTCTTTTCACAGTGTTTTGGATTTTGCTTGTAAATATACTGTGCATATGCTTTAAAACCTGTTTCTGTTAAGTGCTGTGCATTTTTAACGAAAGCACAAAGAATTCCGTCTGTTTCGTCATATTCAAGCGCAGGATAAACTGTCAATGTTTGATTTTCATTATCGAAATCTGTAATGTGGCAAACGGTATATTTGTTCGAATTATCACCGGAATAAGCAACAACCATTGCCGTGTAACGCATCGCATCTGTAAAAGTTAAACTATTATTTGATAAATGTAAAACTCCGCTGCCTGCAGTACCGTTGAAAGTAAAATTGCGGTTTTCAATGGTCGCTGACCTTTTTCTGTATACCAAAAAATCAGAGGTGTCAACATACAATGGACATTTGCTCGTTTTAAGATTTTTTATATTTTTCAGTCGCATAAAGCTATTAAGCAGCTCTGTAAGTGCGCTGAATTCATCAGTGCTTTCTATAACGCCGTCAGTAACTATACATTCAAGCACTCTGAGTTTGAACGGCGGTGTCCTCAAAACAGACTCACCGACATAAATTATAATCTGTGCATCTGCAATTCCGCTTACTGCAAGTGTCTGATTTGTCAGCTCTGCAACTATCTTATTGTCAACCGCCTGAGCAGCTGTCAATGTAACTGTTTCATCAGGCTTCCGAACAGCAAGCATAAAAGTTGCATTTGACGGTACGCTGTACGGCTTACCTTCGACAGTAAGCTGTGCAATAACAAATCTGCTGCCGGCGTCATTTTGCACGGGCGTTATTACCGTATTTGCATTAGACAACCAGAGGTCTACTTTGCGCACAATTTCAGTCATTTTTTATCGTCCTTTCTATTATTTAATGGCTTTAATAAGCTTTTCAAAATTAGAAGCAGTGTTAACATTGCCTATGTGCAAATTTATATATTGCTCGGCTATACAGTCATAGTCAAAAGCTGTAAGCCTTGCAGAATACTCGTTCCCGTCGCTGTCAACAACAATAAAATCGTCATATGGCAGTACTCTGAACAATTCTGCATACTTTTCATATTCAACCGTTTTTGCAAGCTCAACAATGTTAATTTGTCCGCTTATCTGAGGCAGGTCAATGCCCTTGGCAAATTCAGCCTGTGCACAACGGCGCAACTCAACATAGATTTGTTCAAGCGTCGAGCGCCCACCTTCCCCCAACTTAAGCCAGCTATAGTGTATACGCTTGATTTTAGGCTGTGCATAATCACTGATATGCGGCGAGTCAACATATATTTCTGGAAGCTTTACAATGCTGTTATCACTATTTAACCCTGTCGGTATAATTCGTGTTACAATATTTTCAACGCTTGTAGTTATGTTCATGTCCAGCACTTCTCTGCCGACAAAAATTCTGTTTCCGTCTTCTTCTGTCGTCTGAGACAACCTGTCATAACAGTTGATTTTATAGTTGTCACGCTTAAATTCTCCGCCCCAGCGGTTTATAAAACTGTTATCATCCGTTCCGAGCAACGCCTCGACGGGATTTTTATATTCCCAGTACGCCGTGTTATTGCTGCCTGTGAACACTTCACCTATACTGAACGGCGTTGAATAGCTTAACCCCTCTAAAAAGCGTTCAAGTGCCTGCTGTGGACTTGCATCGGTAGGTCTTTTGTCAATAATAAAATTGTCCTCAAGGTCATAAAAAATATGTTTACCTTTATATGTTATCGCTTTTGCACTTAATGACTTTTCAGACTTATTTATTCTGAACGCCTGATTTTGGCTGTATGACGGCAGCGGTGCAGTAATTATCTGCTCAAGCTCAATTTTGCGGGCATCATTACTCATAGTAAGCTCTACGCTTAAGTCACCATTTAGCTCGCCGTGAGCTATACACTTAAGGGGCGATAAAGCTAAATAGTATATTCCGTCAAAACCTGCTTCATTTTTATCGAATATAGTTATCATAAGTTTAACTCCCTATATTCAATTTCTGCTTTAAGTCCACCCCTTGACGGTGATGCTAAAGTGACTATGTTTTCCCCTTTATTTAAATACAAAGGCAGCTTTTCTGCGAAAGATTTAGTGGCGATAAGTTGTTTGTTTTCCGGGTCATCATCATAAATATACGAAACTTCACCTTTGCCGCCGTCAAAGCAAACAAAATATGGCGTACCTAACGGTTCCATTCCGCCTGAAATTGCCGTTCTCCATTTTAACCCGTTAATAAGAAGAGTAAAGACTGCACCTTGAGGTTCATAAAGGTTTATTTTAAATGGCAACGGTAAATCAGAGTTGCTTGTTACAACATTGTCTACAAGCCACTCTAATTCTTTTTTTATGACATTTTTGGACTTCTTGAAAGACTGAACTTCAATATTCAGAGAAGCTCTGTGCCAACCTCGGAAAAAACGGGTAAATTCAAGCTGTTCAAAAATATAAGCGTCATATATCCAGTCAAGTTCATTCCCTATAATAAGCTCACCGCTACCCTGTAGCCAGTCTTTAATCTCGTCAATTCTCGACTCGTCGAGAGCAACAATATTGAAAGGCTTTACATAGCTGTCATAAATATACTCGCCTTCCTTTAAATGCAGTGTTCCGCTTCGTCCGGGAACGGTAACCGGCTCTATTCTTTCTCTCGGCTTCACTATCGGCGGGTATTCCCCAAGCTGAATGTCAAAATCCCTGCTGTCTTTCCCGTTAAAAATAAAGAAATTTTTCATATTTTTATACCTCTTGCACTGAACATATCAACAAGCTGTTCAACGACCTTGCTTGCAAGATTGTTTATGTCGCTCTCATTGTTTACATTTACATTGTCAATTCTTAAGCCTACAATGCCGCCGACTTCTGTATTAGTCGTTGAGCTGTTATTTGTGACGCTGCCGCTTTCTCTTGAAAGAGTGTTAATTGCTCTGTCGGCAGTCTGTTTTGCTCTGGCAAGTCTGCCTTCGACATTAAGGTTTGAAAGTCTTTCGGCACTTAACTGCAGTCTTGCGCTGAGTTGAGGATTGATACCCTCGAATTGCTTTATAAAATCATCTGTAAGAGCTTCTGCCGATTTCATAAGCTCGGGGGCTTCCTCGTCAACGCCGACCTCGCCGCCTTGAACGGCAAATTTGAACAGCTGCTTTGTAACCTTCGAAGGTGACGCAATCTGCAATTTCTTTTTAATTCGGCTGATAAAACCTTCGGCAAGATTAGAAGCCTTTTTGAATAAGCTCGGCTCTTTCTCATTCAAGCCGTCAAGCATACCTTGAACAGAGTCAGTCGCCGACTTTCTCATTTTACGGGGCATATCGTCAAAACAACCGATAAAAGCGTCTGCAAAAGACTGCGCCTTACTGTTTACCTTGCCGCCGTAAAGCTCTGTGTTTGCCTGCATTTCGAGAAGCTCTGCAACTTCATCGTCGTTTAACTCTTTAAAGTTGTTTGAAATTTGCTTGTTAATATTATTAAGAGCATCTGCCTTTGCTTGTTCAAGTGCTGTTCTGCTGTTAGTGTCCCAGATAGCAACATTTGCAGACTCTTGAGCATAATATTCCTCGATTTTCTTTTTTTCTTCGTTAAGCTCTATTATTTTCTGCAGGTGTTCATTCTCTGCGAACTCCTGGTCGTAATAACCGTTAGTAATTATTGTCAGCGTCTCGCTGTACTTATCGTTGGCTATTCTCAAAGCAGCATCTTTATCTTCTATTGCATCTTCAATCTGCTTATTGTATTCCTGCTTGTTTATAGTGTGTTCGTCATTGAAAGCCTGCTCTGCAAGCAGAATTTTTTCGTTGTACTGCTCATTGGCAAGCCTTATAACCTCGTCTTTGGCTTCCTGCGCTGTCTTGATAAGGTCCTCGGCGTTCTGCTTACTGTAGTCGGTTTCGGTTCTTGCCATAGTCATGGCGGCATTTTGTCTTGCCCCGGCAAGCTCAAGCTCCTGCTCACTCAAAGAGCGCATCAAGCCGAACAGCTCATGCAGCCTGTCAAGCTCAGCCTGAGTATAATCTCTGCGTTCAAGAGAAGCTCTCTGTGCAATGTCAGATATAATCTTCTGTATATCGTCAATTTGCTTTTCGACATCCGCTTTAGCCGCTGCGTTTATTCCGACTGCAGAGTCGCTCAAGCCGTCTAACAGATTTGTAGCTGAAGCTACAGCATCATCAAGCTGGCCGAATTTTCCGCAGATGTTGTCGATTTCTTTGCCAAGCTCTCTCGTACCCTCGGTACTCTGATGGTAAGCCCAGTACATTGTGCCTGCAACGGCGGCGGCAAGACCGAAGCCTATTAAAAGCGGACCGCTTGACGAGAGCAGACCTGCAAGCCCTGACGAAGCACCTGCAAGGTCACCTGTAGCACCCGATGCGTCGCTCAAACCTTTAACAAGATTTGAGAGCGGACCTGTATAGGTACCTGCCTTAATCTGTGAGAATGTTTTAAGCGCTTTCGAGCCTGCGCTTGTTACCGAGCCTATGCCGTTGGTTACCTTGCCAAGCACCGTGACGGTAGGACCTGCTGAAGCTACAAACAATGCAAATTTTGCAATGCTCTTCTGCGTTTCGGGCGGAAGCTCACCGAACTTATCAGCAAGCTCGCCTACATGCTTCGCTATATCAGCTATTGTAGGCAAGAAGTTATCGCCAAGCTTTACAGCTGTTTTTATAAGCTCGTTCTTTGCGTTTTCGGCTTTGGATTTAGTTGTTTCAAGCCTTTTAGACGCTTCTTCCTGTAAAGCATTACCGTTTTGCCATTCGCTGTTTGCGTCATTGAGAGCTTTGCCGAGGATGTCCTCACTGCCTGCAAGCGCAAGTACAGCATTCGACAGTCTTACCTCTTTTATTCCCATATCGGCAAGAATTGAAATTGAATTCTCACCGAGTCTGCTCGTATCGTTCAAGCCCTTAATGAACATATTAAGAGCGCCGAGAGCGTCCTCTTCATAAGCTTTCTTGAATTCCTGTGAGCTTACGCCTGCAACTCTCGCCCATTTGTCAAGGTCCTTGCCGCCTTCTGCAACGGCAAGAGCTACCTGCTTGGAAAGCTTTGAAAAAGCAGAGCCGCCTGCTTCCGCTTCGATACCAACCGATGAAAGAGCAGTAGCAATAGCCATCATCTGAGGCTCTGTATATCCGACAACCGCACCTGTTGATGCGAGCCTTGTCGCCATATTGACAATATCCGCTTCTGTTGTAGCGTAATTGTTACCGAGCTTAACTATAACATTGCCCAGGTCGTCGTACTTGTCGGCGCTCATTCCTGTTATATTTGCAAGCTTTGCAAGTGCTGTTGCCGCTTCCTCTGCGCTGAGATTGGTGCTCATTCCGAGCTTAACCATAACCTCTGAAAATGCAAGTACATTTTCTTTGCTTATACCAAGCTGTCCGGCAGTCTCTGCTACCCCTGCAATTTCGTTTGCTGAAGTCGCAAGCTTGGTTGACATATCTAAAATGCTGTCGGACATTTCAGAGTATTCTGCTTCGGTTGCTTCTACCGTCTTTTTAACGCCTGCAAAAGCGTCCTCATATTCAATAGCGGATTTTGCTGCAGCTGTAGCCGCTGCCATAATTGGCACGGTCAAACCTTTTGTTAAGGTCTTACCTGCGCTTTCGAGTCCGTCTCCTGCTTTTTTTGCTCTCTTTGAAAAATCCTCAAGCTTTTCAGCCGCCTGCCCTGCCTTGCTTCCGTGTTCGGCAAGAGTGTCATTTGCGTCTTTAAGCTGTTTTTCAAGGTTTTTAAGAGAGCTTTCTGCCTGAAGATATTGAGTTCTCAGACGGGACACAACCTCTTCGTCAATGTTTTCCTGCTCGGTTGCTCTCTCGTAAGCGTTTTTAAGCTCCTGTACTCTTTGCTTTTGAATTTCAATCTGCTTTGACAGGCTTTCTGATTTTACCTGCGCCTTGTCATAGGCTGTTGCATCCTTATTAAGAGCCGCCATTGCAAGACTTGTTTCTGCCCTAAGCTCTTTTTGCTGACGGGCGAGCTTGTCCATTTTTCGGGTAAACTCCATCTCGCCGTCTATACCGAGTACAACTCTTAAGTCAGATTTGTTTGACATTTTTTCACCGCCTTAATATTAAAATCCGGGCACGCTGTCAATGTACCCAGCCTTGCTGTCCTGTTCATCTATTCCGAGCGAGAATTTAAGCCTCTGCTCTATAATTCTGAGTGAGCTGTTCAATATTTCATCATCTGTCATTTTAAGCACCTTGCGTGCAAGCTCGAAGTAGTCGCCCACTATGTCGCTGCTTTTTTCGTCTGCTTCAAGCGTTATTCCGTCAGGTAACTCTCTTTTCTCAAATAAGTACTCTGACAATCCTTTTGCTATTTTTTCTGTATATATAACAAGCCCGTCAATTTTGAATTCACTCTTGAACTGTGAGAATGTATATCCCTTATGCCCTGCTTTAACCGTGCCGTATAAAACAGCAAAAATTGCCCTGAATACGCCTCTTGACACTTCGTCGAGCAATTCTTCACCCGAAAGCTCAAAACCGTTTTGACGGCAATACTGCTCGGCATAACCGAGGGCTCTGTTATTAAATACTAAACGGCGTGTATGACCGTTTACTTTAATTTCATCTTCATATACAATTAAGCTTGAAATTTTGGTCTTTTTAGCTTTTCTTCCCATTTCCGCTTCCTTTCCGCTCCTGGTAAAAGAGCTTCAGCTGTAATTTGAGATTTTTAACACTTAGGGGATAGCAAAAAGCTATCCCCTTTTTGTTGCAGTCAACTGCAAAATCAGCCGTTATCCTGCGAAGAATTATCTTCCGAAGAATTATCTTCTGCACTTTCAGCTGCAGGTTCCTGAACCGCTGTAAACCAGTTCTGAATTTTGGTTGAGTCGCAGTTTTCGTTGTCGGTACGCATTGTGTATTTAATGTTTCCGTCTGACTCTCTCGGGTAGAATGTACCCTCGACAGTTTCTGTCTTGTAGGTTGTGCCCTCTCTCTTGTCTGTTTCTCTTTCAGCGGCGTTGGGCTTGAAAGAGCCTTTGTAAAGAGCGAAATACTCAAAATTCACTCTGTCAGAAAGCTTTGAACGGCCTAAAAGAGCAATAATGGGCGGTTTATCGTTCTTAGACACAACAAGACCGCCAGTGCTGTCGATTCTGTGTCCGAAAATTTTAGCTCTTGCGTAATCGTCAAGCTGTGATGTACCGAAGCTTACGGTATATCCGGCAATCATTGACTCGTCGATTTCGACATTGTCGTCAGAGTCAAGCACACCCTCTTTTAAGATAGGTGTTAAATTAACGCTCAGAGCTCTTGAAAGGTATTCGGGTGTTGCATAAGCCGCTGTTCCGTCTTTAGGGTCGGCGGTAAGTACAGCAATATGTACATTGTCAAGACCTATCGGAATAGCGGTAATCTTACCTTTTACTCTCTCCATTTTTTACCTCCTAAAAAATAATTATTTCAATTTCCTTGTGATAGTATTTTGTTTCCTTCTCGTAATCCTCGAAGTCAAGCTCATAAGCCTTGCAGCCTTTATTTCGTGCAGCGGCAATGATTTCTGCAACTTTAGTGTCGATTTCTGCCGCTTCATTCGTAAAAAATGATATTTTTACGGTTATATTGCTTATTTCGTCCTCGTCGTTGCTTTCAACCTTGAACTTTTCACCGGCACGCCTCCAGACAAAATACGCAGGCGGCTGTCTGCCGTCCTTGTCTTTGTCCCAGAATAAGCGACGGTAAGGAAGCTGCACTTCTTGAGATATTTCATTGATAAGCTGTTTAATGTCCATTGCCGTCCATCTCTTTCTGCATTACCTCGACAGCGGCATTAACCGCTTCGTCGCTTAACTTGTTAACTGTAGGTTCCCAGAATGGTTTTGCCCTCATATCACTTCTGCCGAATTCTGCAACAACAAGCTTGTAAATCTGTTTGTCAGCGTCCCAGTTTTTAGAAGCTCGGGGGCTTTTCTTTGCTCCACGGATACCTCTCGGCATAAGCCATACTGAAGTTATTGTGCTGCCTGCTAAATGCTTTATTTTGCTTCGTTTGATAACCTCTTTTAAATGCTTGCCCTTGTGATTGGCGCTTCCGTCATAAGGAGCAGCTGCAATAAGCGCCGGTCTTATGACATTTGCCATAGCGTCAACAGCCTTCGATGCTGCTGTCGGTACTGTTCGGGCAAGTCTGTCAAGCGTATTTACAAGGTCATCATTTTTGATTTTTAATTCAAAGTACAAAAGCTCACCCCGTCTCCGAGAGTGTCAAAAGCAGTGTTTTCGGGAATGTGTCATTCTTTTTCTGAATTTGTTTTATATAGTAGGTTTCGCCCTCTATAACAACGCTTTCAGTGCCGTCAAGCTTTATGCTCGACTGCGGAATTCTCACACACCTTGCAACCTCAACGCCTGCAAGCATTGCAGAATAAAAGCGGTTTACGCCAACCGTATAGTCCGAAAAGTAGAAATGTGCTTTTTCAACCTGCGGCTCAAGCGGTGAAAAGAGCTGTAAAAGACCGTCTGTGAACGCAACCTTCTCAGGTTCCTTCTTCTTCATCTCCGACACCTCCGAGCCTCAACGCCGTCAATTCCTCAGAGTAGTCAATGAGGAACTGACTGTAGGCGTCGCTGTTTAAATATTTGCACAAGTCAAATAAAAGCTGCTGCTCGGTGCCCGGAGTGTTAAAATCAAGCTCTCTGCCCGCCTTATCATTAAGGATTTTTTCCGCTCTTTGTTCAAGGTCTGTAAGCCTCTGATTATTGAGTGAGTCATCCCAGGTCACATTGAGCTCTCTTTTAATAATTTCAATGCTTATTGCCATTGTTTAACCTCCAAGCACCATAGTATTATTCGCCGTCTGTATCAGCGGCAGCTGTAGCCTGAGTAAGCGGCAAAAGACCGCTGATGTCAAGAACGAGGAAGCAGTTATCGTCAACTGCTCTGCCTGTGCCGTACAGCTTAATCTTGTAAGTGGTAAGGTCCTCGAGGAACTTATACTCGTCGCTTGTCTCGATTTTGCCGCCCTTACCCTTGCCAAGACCGAACTTGTACATCTTGCCGAGACCGATTATTGCTCCGCCTTTGGGAACATCGGCGCACTGAATAAAGTTGGTCGGGAAAGGTACGCAGTCTGTCTGATAGAGACCGTCCTGACGAAGCATCGTCTTTGCTGGCAAAATTTTCTCAAAATAGTCAACAGGGTTAACGATAAAGTCAACAGAGCTGATTGTTCTTGCTCTTCCTGTTTTGCTCGTTGCAAGCTTTGCAAGCAGTGTGCCGTATGTAACAGGGTCAAGAGAAGTTATCTCGATTGCTTCCTTGTCAGGATAGCCTGTTGTGCTGCTGACACTTACCCCGTCAGAGATGTCCTTCATCATACCGATAGGCTCGCCTGCAATGCCCTTGCCGCCGATAAGACCTGCATCAACACCGTAGCCGATGCTCTCTGCAAGACAGGTTCTGATGTACTTTTCAAGCCATACGGGACCCAGCTCAAGCATGTCATTTGATACATACATAAACGCTGTAAGCTTGCCGAGTGTAAGCTCAACAACTTCAACAGAGCCTTCAAGCTCCTTTGTGATAGCTGAATTAAGCTCGCCCCAGATAGCTGCCTGAGGACCCTTGGCATTGATAAGCAGCTTCATAAGTGCCGCCGTGTTCTGCGTGTCAACAATGTTGAGAAGCGGATGTGCTTCTGCAATATCGTCGAAAATTGCGTTAACTTCCGTGTCGGGAAGTGTTGCGTTAAGACCTGCAAACGCCTTTGCGGGGTCTTCGCTCTTTGCACAGTCAATAACGCTGTTAAAGTAGCTTTTCTCTTCAGTTGTAAGAACTCTCAAGCCTCTTGCTGCGAGAACTGCAGCGTCCTGAGAAAGAGCTCCTGCTGCCTTTGCCTGTGCTAAAATGTCGTTTGAAACAGACTCAATGAAGCTTTTAAGTGCTTCGCCGGCCTTAGCTGTATCGTTGGACTTCACAGCCTCTTCAAACACAGCAAGAAATGCTTTTCTTGCTTCTTCGTTACAAATGTTGAAACCCATTTTTTAGCCTCCTTAATTTAATAAATCTTTGAAAATGTTTTCGAAAACATTTAACGAACTGATTGTTTTTTCAGGCTCAGAAACATCTCCCGAACCCTCTGTTGCATTTTTACCGTTTTCCTCGGTTGATTCTGTAACAACTTCATTAGTTGAATTGTTACCGTCGGATATATCTTCCGAAGCAGCCTCTTCGCCGCTTTTCTTTGCGCCTGCATCTCTCTGCGCAGGAATAGCAACGAAACTGAATTCGTAAGCGTCAACTGCCTTGTCAAGTCTTATACAACATATCTTGCCGTCATAGAGCTTGCCGACAGCGTGTTCACAGTTTGTACCGTAAAATGCGCTTGCTTCCTTTCCGCAAATTGAGCAATAGCGTGTTTTCATGGAACAGCGAACGCTGACCTCTTTTTTAATGCCCGCTTCGATTTCGGCTATAAGGTCCTCATTCTTGGCAATGCGCAAAATATAGCAATGTGCTTCAAGATAGGTGTACTCTTCGCCAAGTGCTGTGAGCTTGTCCGCTTCGGTAATAATCTCAGTGTCATAAATACGGGAAATCTGATTGTCGGTCCTTGCCGAATGGTCCTTAATTCCCGTTTTGCCCTTAAACAGCTCAGCGAGCTTTTTGAGGGCGTCAATGGTGAAAGACTCTGTGTCTCTGTCGACCTCGTTATCGCAAAGCTTCACCTTAAAGGTGAAAACCTGTTCCGCTGTTACGGGTGACAGCGTAAGCTCGTTTATTTTTGCAAGCTCCGCTTCGTCAGCTTTTAGCGCCTTTATACAGGCAGATTTTAAAATACTGTTGTCCATTGTTTATTCTTCCTTTCTTGCAGTCGACTGCAAATTTTCTATTCTTGTGAGGTTGAGTGACATATAATGCGCCTTGCTCCAATCGGTGTTAAGCGGTTCTTTTCCCTGCCTCTGTCTAACCTCGTCAATACTTACCGTTCCTGAGCCTATGAGGTTGTAAACCGCCGTGCCGTCTTTTATCAGCTCGTCAACATCCCACGGGCGCACACTTACAAGTCTGATTTTGGCTGTTTTTTTGCCGAGATAATTGTTTTTGCCTATGTGTTTGCGGTTTGCTTCCCTGACATAAAAATCAACATATGTTTCGACACAACCTTTATAAAAATCAGCTTTTAAATTGTCCGGCTCCTCTGAGGAGTGCATAAGCACATACGGCGACATTTTAAATGCTTCGGCAACTCTTGAATACACCTGAAAGGTCATTGAGCTTATATCCTCTGTTGAGCCTACATTCTTGTACTTGCCAAGCTCTTCATAGCTTTGATTTTTCTTGAGCGGTAATACAGCGTTACGGTCCTCGTAGAATTTTCGAATTGTTGTATTGAGGTTTTCGTTCTGCTTATCTTCGGCATCTTTGGTGCCGGTACCGAGAGCGTCAATTTTTAAAATGCCCTTCTGATAAGCCGAATTTTTAAATTTTTTACCTGCAGCGTCCAGAAGATTTTGATATTCAAGTGCCGTCTGTGTAAGCAGCCTTTTAAGCTCAATATTATCCAGCTTGAAATAAAGCACTTCAGAGGCTTCATATTCATACGGAAGTATTGCTCCGTTTTTCTCAATGTTATAAAACACGGCCTGTCCGAAGCCGCAGCTTTCCTTATTGCTTTGAAAGCTGTCCGCAATAAAATGCTCGTTGCCTACATCTACGCAAAGAGCTTCGCCGTCAAGTGCAAGTCTGAGAATTAAATCATAGAAGAATTCCTGCTTTGACTGATTTCTGTTCGGCTCGAGATTAAGGGCAAACCAATCTTCGTTTTCTTCTCTTTTACCGTTTACCTGAAATTCAAACTCATACCTTGACATAGCCGAGCTTATAATCTGAACGGCATTGTAAAGTGCAAAGCGATATAATGACAGCTCTGTCATTTTTTCGCCTGCTATGACTTCAAAATTCTTTGAGCCGAATATTTCTTTTAAAAAATCTATAATCTTCAAGTTCTCACCTCAACAAATAATTACATCTAACAGTTCGCCGTCATCTTCGTACTCCGGCAACATGTCAATTACGCACATTCCTGCGACAAAGCACATAAACAAGTCCGTTTTACGGGACTTAGGCTCGATTTTTTCAAAAATTTCATTGCCTCTTTTGTCGCCGATGGTCCGTTTTGTATTCCTTGCACACCACCTGAACGGCGGATTGTCACCGCATATGACCTTGCCGTTATCAAGCGCAGAGCAAATAACAGGGACTGCTCTCATAATGTCCGACGGTCTTATAAGAAACAGGTTGCCGTCTTTTCCGCTGTAAAAATCTAACAGGTCAAGCTGCTTTTTAAGAATCGAATAACGGTAATAGTCAAGAGCGCAGGCGGTGTATTCAAGGTCGTTCTCTTTTCGGGTCTCTTCCGCCCAGTCAATAAGCTTTTCGGGCGGTATGTCCTGCCCGTCTACCCACTCAACAAGTCCCATCTTTGTCCACTGCTCAAGCGGAGCTTTTATTCTCGGCAGGTCGGGGTTGCCTTTTAGAATAAAGAGCTTGCAGTTGAATTGAACCTTATCATCCTGTCTTGTAATAACACCTGCTGCGGCCCAGTCACGCCTTGAAGCATAGTCAAAGCAAAGTATTGCTTTTTTGCTTTTGATGCTTAACAAATCCTGCTTTGTTTTTAAAATACATTCATTCGACGCAACGCACTCTTCCTTTTGTTCCTGCGGGCGGTTCATACGCTTAGTCATAAAATCAAGATTGCGTATCGGGTCATTTTTATAGTCTTCATACTCCATACGCATTTGATTTAACAGCGTAGGCATATACGGTAAGCTCGGTACGGCTTTAACCCAGTTGCGCTCGTCATGTACCTCGTCGTCACTGTCGAGCCTGTACCACATTGGCAATGTTCCGTTGTCACCTATAAGACCGGAAAGAATATCGGCGGCATTGCTCTTGTACTCGTCAAGAGTTGCGCCTCTGACATATCCGTCAGTTGAAAGAAAAGTCCGTCTCGGGTGTGCTTTTTTACCTAAGCCCGAAGTGCCGACGCTTATAAGCTTGTCATTTTCATAGGCGTGTATCTCATCAAAATCCACCTTACCCGGTCGCCCTGAGTCTTTAGTTTTGAAATTGGAAGTGCGGTAACGGTAAGTGCTGCCCGTTTTTAAATTTGTTATTTTTTCCTTGTTCCAGTAAAAATAATTTTTAAAATACTTCGGGTTGCCGTTCAGCACAGCGTAAAGCTCGTCAAAGGTGGTCTTTGCCTGGTCTTCGCTCATTGCAAATGTGTCTATGTGATAGTCTTTTATTCCGTTTACCGGCGTTAAAAGACTGAAATCTTCAAAGCTCAGAAATCCGTTTTTTCCTGTGCCTCTGCCGCAGAGCAGCCAAAGCGTAGGAAATCTCAAAAAGCCGTCTGCTCTGTATAAGCAGTTGTGAAGCGTGAAAGCGAATTTTTCCCACTCAAAAAGCGAAAAAGGAAAGTATCTTTCAAATTTGAAGTATTTTTCAGCTTGCTCTGTGTCAAGGAAAAGCTCCTCTTCCTCACAC